GCGTTCAACTTGACCTGACCCAGCGTTGGTTTTGAATAAAAAGTCTTGCTGATAGCCGCTAGAAATATAGGCCTCAGCAGTGCTAGTTCCTATATCTATTCCATAACCCACATTGTTATGAAACTCTGCAATAATTCCACTGGCGTCTGACCTACGAATATCTAAAGTAGCTGTTGGACTACTAGTACCAATACCCACGCTGCCGCCGTAAGGATTTAACACCAAGTCATCAGCCGCGCTGCCAGCGCCGTTTGACGATTGGATGTACTGCTCTGCGTCATTCGTGAGTGAACCAAAAAACAAGGACGTTGAAGCATCGCTAGAGCCTCTGATTCTTGCGGCTGCTTTGCTGACTGTAGTTGCCAAGCTATTAGCACCACTGGCGTATCCAAAAGCTCCTGTAACTTCAAGACGCGCAGTCGCGGAAGTGCCGCCAATACCCACCCGCCCGCTGGCATCTATGCGCATGCGTTCTGTGTTGTTAGTACCGAACGTCAAAGCGTTGTTGCTTCTATTGAACACAGAAACATTTGTCCCTGCGTAAAGCTCCATCGTGTCACCGCTGGTCGCCTCTAACCATATACGGGTGTCAGAGGTATCAGCAACGTGTAAATCGGCAGCAGCATTTGGACTGCTAGTACCAATACCCACGCGATTATTAGTTGCATCAACAACTAAAGTATCTGTGTCCACTGTCAATGCGCCACTCACTGTAAGAGCACTTAGAGTACCCACGCTTGTAATGTTGGTTTGTGCGGCAGTAAGTACAGAGCCGGTTATATTGCCAGTCACGTTACCAGTCACATTGCCAGTTACGTTACCAGTCAGATTACCAGTGACGTTGCCGGTTATAGTTCCGCTTGCTGCAATGGTAGTGAACGACCCAGCATAAGTTGCGATGTTTGACCCATCAGCTTTGGCTAATGCGTGACCGCCAGCAGTAGACCCATCGTGAACGTGTAGGGTGTCAGTCGAAGTGTTAACAGCTATCTCGCCCTCTGCCCCTGTAAAGGCATTCATCTGGGCAGTTGTGCCTCTTCTGCTTTGTAGTTGAGTAGCCATCTAAATCTCCAGTGTGGGCCAATCTTGGTCGGTCAAGTTGGGCCAGTTTGCGTGGTTTGTTATATTTCGCAGTGCTTGCCTATAGTCGCGATATGCCTGCTTGTCTTCATCTGAAAGGGCCGAATCAGCTACTTGTGACCAATCCGTGCCAGTTAACTTTTGGTCGCGCTGTATTCTTAGTGATTCCGCAGACTCATAGATTGGGCCTTGGATATTTGCAACTGCGCCATCTACTATTTCTTGCGTTGAGTCATTGGCCTGACCCTCTAGGACTTGCTCACCCTCTCCCGCTTGAATGTCAAAGTCTGACTCTGGACAACTACCCGTGCGTAGTATCTTGCCTGCATTATTATAGACAATGTAATTCTTCATCGCTTCAACTCAATAATTGTTATGCCACGATTAAACGCGGTGAATGCGCCAGTCTTTACATTAACGCTTATGGTTCTGCTTCCCGCGCTTGGCGTGTAAGTGAACGAGAATCCAATCTGACCGGTCAAACCGTTTGCATAGGTGCGCGAGGGTATTTGGTGAATCAATGTTGAGCCATCAAAAACATCAAAGGCGATTGTGTATGTGCCACCTACGCCACCAGCGACAAAGCCAAGGTTGACCATTACATAGGCTTCTGCGCCTGTTGATGTGTAACTAACAGACTGAACCGCTGTACTGCCTGATGAGGTTGTGATTCCGCCAGAGGTGTAAGCGTTGGCCGTCAAACTAACAGCGTGAGAGGCTATCTGGGTAGTGTTTACCCCTGCACTCTTAATAATTAGGTTGCCTTGCGCGTCAGTGTCCATTGTCACGTTATCAATGCTTAATTGATTCGCGCTCAGCGTTCCCGTCGAAATGTTATCGGCATTGAGGTTGGTAATTGAAACCTGAGAGGCGTTGATTGTACCCGCAGTGACAGTACCCAAGTTGGCGGTAATAGATGCCAGATTTGTAACAGCAAGCTTGTTGGCTGTAATGGTTGATGCAGCTATCTTACCGCCAGTAATTGCATTCGATTGAATGTTCTGCGACTGGATGAATTCAAATGTACCGATAGCAGCAACTACAGCACTTGTTGTTATTGACGAGGCTTGGATAGCACCAATAACCGCAGAATCAGCAAAAATCTGCGAGGTGTTAAGTTCACTTGTAGTAATCGTGTTCGCTAATATTTCTGATGCAGTCACCGCATTAGCTGCTATTGCATTCGCTGTTACAGAGTCAGCCGCCAGTTTAACTGCGCTGATCGCCCCGCTTGATATTTTATCAGCGACTACCGCACCGGTTTGAATTGATGAACTGGTTATCTGTCCGGTTGTTATGCTTGCCGCTTGAACCTGCCCGAACACCTGCGTTGCTAGGTTTACTTGATCAGAAAGGTCAGCCGCAGCAATTGAGGAAGTCCAGCTTGTGCCGTTGTATCTGTACAGCTTGCTGTCAGTCGTCAGCATTACGACTCGACCAGTTTCTAGGTTAGTTGTAGGGAGTGTGGTTACCCGCTCAACCGGTCTTAATGTGTCACTGAATAAGTTATCGCCTAACGTGCCGCTTAGGTCGGTGGTCTTAACTAACGTAGTGAATTCTGGCACCGTCGAATCATAGCGGTAGAGTTTGGCATCTGACGTTTGGAAAACAGTCTTGGGGCCAGTGTAGCCAACCGGTGATGGCAGCGTTGTAACGGCTGAAATAGGCTCAACGCCAGCAGCAAATGATGCGGCTGTGACAGAACCCGCACTAACAGATGACGCAGTGAAAAGGTCTGTAGTCCACGCTGAGCCAGTCCATACATAAAGCGTACTGGTAGTCGTTAAGTACTTGATTTGCCCAACGTGATCGCCAGTACCTAAAGCTGGAATTGAAGTTACCGGCGCAATACCGAAAGCATCACCCGCTTCAAATTGATCAATAACATTCTGATCGAAATCATCTAGCACAATCTTTTGCGTTGTGGCGTTAAAACTAGCAGTGAAACTAGAAGTGTTGCCTGACCTATCAACACAACGTAACCAGTAGTACCTAGTAACAGAATTACCTAGCCCAGCTATTGTGTGGTTATCACTAGGCGTTTGTACAACTAGACTAGAGCTTGCTTGGTTGTCTACAGTGTTTTCGAATATTTCCACATAGGCAAAGTCACTGTCACTTGGGTTTTCCCAGTTCAATGTAATTTGCTGAATGCCGCCTGTAGCTGTAACCGTAGACGGTAACGAGGGAGGGGTGTTATCGCCCTGCAAAGTCAGTGTGTTTGATATGGTGCCAGAAGTCTTGCCTGTAAGCGTGACCGCTTTGACTCTAAAGGTATATTCTTGCAGTTCGACTAAACCGGCAATAGTTGTATTGGTGCCATATACAGCAATGTTTGAGAACACTGCATCACCACCGACAACGGCTTCACTTACTGATCCGTAGTTAAGTTCTGTGGTTGTACCCGCAGCAACAGAGCCATAGTCAATTGTTGAGGTATAAGAGGTGCTTACGTTGCCATAATCAACCTCACCCACACTTGTGCGCTTAAACTCTAGCTCATAGAACGAAACGTAGGTATTGGGGTTTGGTGCAGTCCATCTGACTAATACGGCTGGCAACACTGAACCGTCATTGCCTAGCGCAGTTGTTTCTGTAAGCGTGAGGTTAGTCGGTGCAGCTTGCGCTGGGGTGTCATCTACAATGTCTGAATAATCGGGGTTGTTCGGCCCTACGGTTGCTTGAATGTTTGACGTATCTGAGTCTGGGTTCCTATCTGACTCGACAAATGAACCTGTACCAGTGCCGTATGCAACAGCCCTTACCCAGTAGTATCTTTGATCGCCAACAGCTAAAGGGTCAGCACCATTGCTGGCATCATGGAAAAACTGCGTTCCCATTGTGCGCCCGATTTCTACTTTGTTGGCCCAAGCAGAATCCGGCGAGGCGTAGATTACTATTTCCTTAAATTTGCTAGTGTTGACCGGATTTGTCCAGTTCAACTCAATGCTTTTTAGGCCAGCAGTTGCGCTCAGGTTTTGTGGGTCAGGCACACCACGGAAACCAGCAGTAATTGTGCCGTCTGCTGTCGTGGTTGAGTATTCATTGGCAGCGGGGTCTGCATAACTGCCAGAATCATCTTCAACTAAAGTGAGGTTTACCGCGCCATCTTGAGAGTCTGAAAAGGCCCAGTTAACGCACCGGAATACTTTTGCGCTGTAATTCAATTCGGCAACTGTAACGCTCACCCTATCGCCAATATCGACATTCAAAGCGGACAAGTTAGCAGGGAAGTTGATTACCTTTTGCTGGTCTGACATCTGGATTTGCTTGTGGGCAATCCGCTGCGCCATGTAGCTAGTATTCGTAAAGGATAGCTGTGCGTCTTTAGTAATAACCTCGCCATTGTCCCGTGATACAGCGGAGGTCAATTGTACTTGTGGCACCTCAGACGTTTTGTGATTCTGTGCGGGGTCAATGATTATTGGTCGAACAGTGTTAAACCGCTCACCCCTCTCAACTGAAGTCTTAACTGTTATCGACCCAGCCAAGTCGTCTTCATCCAATAAAATGCTAGGTGCTTCATATACGCCAGCCTTGATTCGGTAGCTGCCGTTTGAGTAGAAGATACTGCCATTCATCGAGGAAAGCAGTTTGTTGAGGCTTGCTCTGTAGCTGTCAGTTGCGAAGATTACACCGTTAGCTGTAAATCGCTTTTGTGTGCCGCTATTTGGAACTACTACCGAAACATCGCAAGCGTCTGCGGCAGTAACAACATCAGCCCAATCTATTTTGCTTGCTGCAACACCTAGACCGAACTTTGTATCCATTAGGAAATTGGCAACGCAGAGGGCGGGGTTATCAGACCATGCCTGATAGGTTGCGCTAGTCGGGTTATCACCTGCTGCATTACCGGCAGCAACATCTAATCTAGGGTCGTAGATGTCTTTCTTGCCCTTAACTAATGCTTTGATATTTTGCGGCTTTAATCTATCCCACAGTTCTTGTGATCCATCAGTCAAAGTCCACTTAGTGACAATGTAGCTGATGCCTTTGCCCTGATGTGCGCTAGTCCAATCAGTAAAAGTTGTAGTTAAAAGTGAGCTAGAGGCTTGTGTAGTTGAGCCTAGTTTCTTTTCAACTGAGCAAATGGTGTCGCCAGATATAGGCCCGAATGTACCGCTGGCTACTGAATTACCGCTGAACTGTGCGTTAGTGATAACTTCATTGTCGAAATGTATATCAGTGATAGATTCACATTCATGCCCTGTGAGAGCGATGCCGTGATATAAGTCGCGATTGTCCGTGCCGGAGACTCCCACAAACAGTATAGGGCCAGATACTAAAGCCTGCCCATATACAACCTTCTGTGGCTCAATCGTTCCTCTAACGGTTTGCTGTCTAGTCTTATCCGTGTCTGCCTGAGGCATAGACATATCAGGCAATAAAGCAGTTAAAGCAGCCTGCGCTGCATATACACCAGCGGCTACCACAAGCGTTCCTGCGGCTATAGCTGCACCAACACCAAAACTTGTGGCCCCAACAGCAACGAGTGCGGCTGCACCGACAGTTTCAACGAATAAAATGGCTGCTGCTACTACTGGTGGCATCTAAACGCTCCAACCTGAAATTAAATAACGGTCAGGAATCTGTTTCATTCCCCGCGCAGTCAAGCAGACTACAGAACCTTGATACTTTATACCGCAAACCTGCCCGATAATCGGCAAGTCAACAACGCATGGATCACCATCTTTTATGTCTTCAGAAGGCTCACCCAATACGCTCTCTATGAAGTCAACTAACTCCCCTTCACGCCCTACTAAAACTTCTGCTTGCGCCTCGCTCTCATACTCAAACTGTGAGGCGTAATTCTTGCCGGTCATTTCATTTACTATGAATGCCGCAAACTGGCAACAGTCAGCGTCGCCGTAATTGAACTGCCTGCGCTGCCATTTATTTAATGCTGTTTGTACATTAGGCATCACTATCTGCGGGGATTAACATCTATATTTGCTATATTCGGCAAACCTCTAACACCGGCAACAGCGTCACTATTCGGATCACCCCAGCGAATCTTCGCGTCTTCAATGTCAGCCATGAATTCAAAGAATAGATCGCCTGCGTGGTCGTTCTGCTGCTGCGAGTGGGTGTATTTTTTGTTGCTAGATTTATCAAACCTCGCAAGCTCAGACTCAGCCGTAAGTTGTATTGAATCACCGCCACTTGCACCAATGGTTAAATCCATTTGATCCATCACGCCTTCCCACACTACTGTCGGGTCAGCAATCAAAGCATCATCAGCATCTAATGCGCCAAGGTAAATTGTGGCGGGATGCATATAGTAATCTTCAGTCAGGGCTGCGCCAGATATAGTGGCATCTAACCCTGAGAGCGTGAGAGTAATCTTGTAGGGGCTAACATCCGACCCTTCTTCAATAGAACTAATCTCACCAAAGTCACCAGTACCTAACCAGTCCTGCCCACCCCAAGTATATGTACCAATCGAGTTGTGAACGTAAACCGTGCCAGATGGGAACTCTAGCTTTGCGAATGTAATTAGTACAACGTGACCGGCTGAAAGAGCATTAGCAACTTGTGTAGGAAAACCCCGACTCATGCTAGAACATCCTCAACGGCTTCTATGTTAAAGCTAGAATGAATGTCTATCGTCGTATTCCATGATGCAGGGCCAGCAAGCATAAACACACCCACCACTGGCACGGTATAATCAACAATCGTGTCGTCGGCTGGTGTCTTTCTGATGGGTGGGGCGATAGATAATGACACGTTGCCAGACGCATCTGAGTTAGCGTCAACCACAACCATGTGCAATTCGTTATTAAACGAAATGTAATCACCTGCGCGAAGGTAGTTATTAACGCTTGCAGTGGCCCCA